CCTGCAAAATCTGTACCAGAATCTAAATCTACTACTCCTCGACCTAATACTGTTTGGGAGTTAAGACTACCCATTTCAGTATAGAACAATAACCGGATTGCAGACATTGTCCATATATTCATAGTTCCGTATCCAGAACCTATATTGTTTGCATACAACTCTGCATCATCTATCGTAAATCTACCTGTGTTGGGTAGGTCAGGATATGCAACGTCTCCGGTCACGGGGGTTTTGTTTGTTGCGCTCTGCAACTTGAATGTTCCTGCGTCATCAAATCCGCTTGCTTCATACGCAGAAATGAACATTTCCGGTACTTCTACTCCACCTCTCATACGTGTATTTGGGAATCTCTCAAATCCTGACAATCTTACAGGTGATAACCAAGTCCTAATGTATCTACTATCTGCATAATATTTAACATCAAATGCAGGCAACCTTACCATTACATTACCAGATGCACCTGTAAGGTCAAGTCCATCGCCTCTAGGATTGCTTCCATAAGTAACTTCACCTGTTGCAGGATCAATTACACACCGCCAAATATTTCCCCATATAGCATGGTTATCAAAAAATGATGTATCTGGATTGATGGTATTACCATTAATATCAATTTGCCTCAATGACGGTGAACTAGTGTCACTATCCAATTCAAATCCAACAGGCATCATACTCTGGTATGTTCCAACATCATTTTCTGTAACAAAAGTATTGGTACTTGATGGAGTATTTGCACTAGTGATTGCATCCTTTTCATCAGAACTAAAAAGTGTAGTAACAACTCCCATTAAATAGCACCACCAGTCAAATAAGCAGTATAAGTACCATCAGTCACACTTTCCAAAGTAACACGCATATATTTTACACGCTGTGCATTCACAATTTCAAAGAAATATGCACCATTTTCAGTCAAATCTCCAGTACCAAACACTCTTTCTTTCTCAACATTCCCCACATTATCAACAGTACCAATTGCTCCCCAATCACCAGTATCACCTGTATTGGAAGCCTCAACCTTAATAGTTGCACCACTTGTAAGACTTGATACACTTACACCCAGCGTAACACTTTTCTTATCCAAAGTATATATTGCAGTGCTAGATTGTGCAGTTGTCACAGCATTCAAAACTGGATTTGGATCAAGCACTTGCTGATCAAGTGGAGCATTTTCTACAACATTTAAACTATTGATGGCTGTGTTGTATGCTTCTCCTATCCCTATTCCTTCCCCAAATACAAGGGTAAGGGTTACTGTAGCATTACCAGCCTGTGTTTGCATTACAGATGATATATTTTGGGGGTCTTGGGTGTTTATCCAAGCCTCCGCAGTTCCGTCTTTGAGTTCTTCGTGTGTAAAAATTTCAGATACCAGTGATATAGTCATTGCTATCAGTTCTCCATATTAGTTTCTAAAAAAAGAAAGATTGTGGTATAACAGAATCGCATTAGTCAGTTACCAAATGCGATCCACATACCATCTTCATCGTCTGCAGTAACAACAGTTACAGCAGAACCATCTACAGGCAGGATTTCATTTACTACAGGTGCAGTTGCAATTGCGGACGCTCCTGTGGGCTGAAGTATAAGCATTTCACAAAGTCCGAGTCCGGTGTTTATATCTCCACCAGTATCTCCGAAAGCATTGGTATAAGTGCCTCTGGTGTATTTTTTATCTCCAAATACACCTCTGTCTGTTACCTCATATGCAAAAGCCATCTGTCATCACTCCTTTTTAGCCTTCGTTGAGCTTTTTGTTTTGCTCGCTTTGGTCTTTCGGGCTGTACTGGAACGTCTGGTCTGAGCACTCTTCTTCGTGTCTTCCTTGGTATCTTCTTTAGAAATTGGAGCAGGTTCTTCCTTTTTCTCAATAAGTGTTACCTTGAAATGATTTTTAGTCTTGTAATAATCGACATCACGAGAATCGTACAGTTTCGCAGGGACATTCTTACCTGCAAATTTATGGACATTTCCGGTTATTGGGTTCTTATGTGTTAACCCATCCAGAGTGCCCATATATTTTACAGTCGCTATTGGATCGTTCATCTAAATCCTCCAAAAAGGATTGATGGGGATGCAATTACTGCAAATCCCTGATCTTACCCTGTACGCCAAACCACTGGCAGGTTGCTTCACCCATTGTACGGTAAAGTCCTTCCTGACCAAGACGGTTAATTCCGAAGGGGTCTCCAGAAAGGATACCGGACTCGAAATACTGGGTTGGTTTTGCAATTCTCATTTCCAGATAGTCGGTATCGAGGAAGAACATCCTTGAAAGGGTATCCTGACACATGTCTTTGGATGGTATGAATGGAACACCATTGTATGTTGCAACAACGAATCCTGCATCCACACCATCTACACCTTTAATACCGTTTACGGAAGGTGTTACTCTCTTGGTGTCCATGAATCTCTGCTGTGCCTGCAAGAGTTGCTGGGTTGCCATGAGGGAGTCATATCCGGTCATAATGACCTTTGGATTTCCACCAGCAGTCCACAGGTTGGTGAACATACTATCAATGAGGGACAAGGACAAGGAACGGTCTGTACCAGAGTTGTGGCTGACCTGTGCATCGTAGTCAGTTGTGGAATCCCTATCAAGGCTGAATACATCGAACCAACCATTATAGGTTCCACCAAATGCGTCTTCTTCTGCATCACTGGACACTATACGGTCAAGGGATTCGATATTGTACATGTCGGCTGCAGCACGGTCTCCACTGGCTGCTGCGGCTTCAGCAGAAGCATCTTTCAGGAGCATCTTGTTGATCTGTTCTGCATGTTCCTTTGCCATGTGTTCACGAAGAACTCCCATAACATCTCCAAGGGAATCGTCCACTGTACCCATGTACTGCATGACTTCGGAACTGTCGAAGGTGTGTGCAACGGTCTTGGGTTTGGTAGCGACCTCTTTGAAGGTGGGTTTTGTAGTATCTGGAAGTGCAGCATTTTCAGCAACTCCACCGCTTCCAGAAGTTCCGAGAGCACGGGTTGTGATAAGCCTCCAACCGGACTGTTTCCAAGGAGTCTTGTTCAACATACCAAATGCATTGGCTTCAAGATTCAGGTTTACCCAAACCTTCGCACCATAAATCTGGTTGTAAATGCCAGAGGTGGAAGTAAGCATTGGCGCATCGCTTTTCTGCATGTACTGCTTGGAGAAGAGGTCTCCATAATAGAGGGATTCAAGGTCTCCAATTGTCTGTATTGAGTTTCTGTACGTCATGTTTATTCTCCTCCAAAGAGGGTGTTGAGATCATCAAATGATTTGTTGGCAAGTGCTTTGTGCATGTCGAAACCACCTTCATCGGATTTCATAAGGACATCCTTAATGGTTAATGCACCATTGTCCATGAATGGCTGGTCTGACTGTGCTGCAGGTCTGGGTGTTTCTGTATATCCAGCTTTCTGCAGTTCATTCTGAACAACGGAAGCAAGCTCTTCTGATTTGTTCATGGTCTTGGATTTGCCCTGCTGAATCTGATGATCGTCAGTTGCGTGGGTAGTATCGTTTGTCTGTTCGGCTTCTGGAAGCGTTACCTTCTTTGGGGTTTCGGCTTTTTCTGTCTCTCCAGATTCGATCTCTGGCTGTCCGGAGGTACCTTCGAGCTTGGTTATCCTGCCCTCAATACTTTCAAGTTTCTTGAGTATCTGATTCATCGGGGAATCGGATTCTTCTGCTGGGGGTGTCACTGGTACTTCATCTCCTGCTTTTTCAAGTGCATCCTCTCCTATTATCATGGGTTCCCATGATGTAGTTCCATCAGATTTCTCCATTGGAACAAGGATTTCTACTTCATTTTCAGTCATATTTTGTTCTCCTTTATTAGCGTAACGAATTGCACGTTTAGTTGCCTTACTAGATTCACCATGTCCATCATGCATCATATATTCCGGAATGTCGTCCTTTCCAATATTCTGCTTGGGATCATTAGAAGCTTCGGCTACATTACGTGCGTCTTTTATTTCTGTTGAACTCAATTTACGCCTGTTCCTTCTATCGGGTTTTACCCTTTCAGAATGCTTGGCATCTCGATCATATTGAAGAGGTCTGTCCGAATCAGGATTCATT